GATGGAAAGAGAGATCGATAACGCATTGTATGCAGAAAGCCACGAAGAATTGATGCCGGCTGTCTCGAATCTCCGTGAAACTATAAATAAATTGCATAATGGAATCCTGCTGCTGGCAAAACGATTCTATCCTAGTAACACAGTTGCGGATCAGAGTATGGTTGCGGCAATACGTGCAGCAGTCATGAACCTATCAATACCAGAGTTGACTCAACTATTCCAGAACAGCAATAATCTTCAGGAGGCGATGGCAAATCTAGCAGCAAGAGGAAAGCGATATGCAAGAACGATAGAATAAATAACTCGAATTACAGCGTCTTATCCGGCATTAAAATATGAGGCGATTTACCTCGGTGGGTTTTCCCATCGAGGTAATATTTTCGCCTGATTTTTTTAGTTATGTTATACTCGGAGGGCTGTATGGTACTGGAGCACGTACATTGTTTTCTTATCATTAGGCCGGAAAACAAGCAGGAATGGCAGGTACTGGAATCTTTTCTAGCGGAGCACCTGGTCGTAGAGAAAAGAATATACGACCCATTCTTAAGAAGCATTAAGACGGTTGTCGTAAAACTGTACACAAAGGCCGAAGACGGCTATACAATACCGGATGGATTTCTGTTCAAGCTTCTCTTTGCCATCACCAAAGCTGGCATTACATATACTTATCGTGCCGAGAGAGAACGTGGACTCAAAGCGGATTGGGAAAACGTCTCTAATAAGTTCACTTTACGTCCACTTCAGGAAGAATGCCTGAAAGCTGTGGACAAAGCATTGATAGCTGGCACTGGTGGAGTGGTTGTAGCACCACCAGCATTTGGTAAAAGCTACCTCATCTCGATGCTGGTAAATCTGTACAAAGATTATAAGATTGATGTGATTTCTCGCAGACGGGATGTGGTAATTTCAAACTATCGGGCTATTCTTAAGACGACCCCAGATGTGGGGTTAGTTACGACTGGATCGAAAACAACTGGGCGAGTTACCGTTTTCACTGCAGACAGTGTTTTCCATAGCAGGTTCGACGCGAATCTTGTTATTCTAGATGAAGTGCATGAATTGGTGACGGACAGGTACATGCGTCTGTTAAGCAACTACTTTGCACCAAAACTGGGCTTGACAGCAACGCCGGACACTAGGTACGATAATCTGCACTCCAGAATAGAGGGACTCTGCGGTCCCGTTCTTTACCGGGTTTCATACCAGGACGCAGAAGATGTTTCGATTGTTGTTCCAATCGTCGTAATATGGTATCCTGTCGATGCCGTTGAAACAAAATTCTCAGACCCTATCACTCGTAAACGGAACGGGATATGGTGTAATGACTCTAGAAATCGACTCATAGCGAATGTCGCTCTGGAACACTACAATAACAATAGGCAAGTTCTCATCATAGTCGAAACAATTGAGCACGCGCTGAGACTCAAGCAATACCTGCCGGAATTCGAGGTGTGCTATGCTGGGTCGAGAAAAGAGGGAGCATATCCTACCGATCTCAATTACGCCCCTATTCCAGCAAAACGAAGAGAAGAGTTACGTACTCTTTTTCAGACTCGTCAGGTTATGGGAGTTATTGCAACCGGAGTGTGGGCAGTTGGTGTAAGTTTTGATAACCTGGAGGTGCTAATCCGAGCAGAAGGAAGCGGAAGTAAGACAGCGGCCACCCAGGTCCCTGGTAGGGTCTGTCGGATAAGTAACCAAATCTGCAAACCCTCAGGACTTGTGATAGACTTCATCGACAAGTTTGAACGAGGACTCATGCAAAAATCGATAGAACGATACAGATGCTACGCCAAGCACGGCTGGGCACAATTTGACCACACTGGAACCCCCCTACATCTCAGCCGTTTTCGGAGTCTAACCGCGAAGACCAGGAAATCCCGCAAATTTGGAAAGTAAACTATGGTGTCGAAAGACGAGGTAAGAGAGGCGTTTTACTATCTCTTACAGAGCAGACCAGAAAGAAGACAGGCGTCGTGGGATGGTGGTAAAGATAGGCAAACTGGTAGGCGCTACACAAACAAATGGTCTAAGATTGCTGACTTTCTTAACGAACGTGGCTGTAACGATGTATATGGATTCATTTATGCAAATTTGAAATTCAGAACAGATCTCGATTTAGCCTCAGTAAATTTACAGCCTATTCATCTCTACAGCGATTCAGCCTGGACTGCGTATCAAGCATATCTTGAAAGTTTAGAGGGACTCGGAGAAAAAATCAGAGCAGAACTAGATGTTTTTCGGTCTCGGTACAAATACTGGCGTCTGCTCATGGATGACTCGAAGGCTCTTGCGGCTACACTGTCTGATTCGAGTATTTCAGTATCGCCAATATTGCGATACTACCTAGCGAGGAAACTAGGATTTGACGACATTGCTAACAAATACTTTCCAGCCGCTGAATATCAATTCGTGGTCGCGGCAGCCGAATACAGAAAGTATTTGAAAGACATTGACATAGAGGGTGCATCATGCAAGGATTGGGTGTAGATCTAAGCGTGATAAAGTATGTCTTGATTCACGCCCTAGCGGACAACGAGGTACAGAGATTCTGTATTAGGGGCCTTAAACCAGAACATTTCATATTGCCAGAGGAAAAACCATTCGCTGTCCTCTGGCGTGTTTTTTTAGATTACTTTGAAGAGTTTAATCGTCCACCGGATGTCACTACACTAACAGTGCTTATTAGCAGTCGGCTGCAACAAGCCCATGTGTATCCAGAATTTGTTCTGGATCAGGTGGAAGACATCCTACAGATTGTGGAGACCGTATCACCTACAGAACTAAACCGTGCCTGTGCCATCGACCTGGCTAAACTCATAATTGCCCGCTACTTCAAGGATACGATGAGTGAACGCCTGACAAAAATGAATGGCGACGACACGGCATTTGTAAAGTTTTTAGATGATATTTATGCTCAATTCAAGACTTCGACACGCTTTTCAGCTTATCCGGTAGATCCAGAAGCTCCAGAGCTGACGACCCTAATCGAAGAATTTGAAACTACACCGCATCGGATAAGCTTTATTGATGATTTGATGGGCGGTGGGTGTAGGGCCAATGAAGTCTATTGCTTATTAGGCCCCACAGGTGGTGGAAAGTCTCTGCTAAGCCTTCAACTTGTCACAGAACAGGCCACCTATTTCTACACGGAAAGATTAAATTTCATCAATGTTTATTTTACCTACGAATTAAGCAAACGAGATACAATAATTCGTGCATACGCTCAAACAACGAATCTTCCATTACAGCGTTTAGAACAGTTGGCCAGGAATCAGGATACTTTTACTGAAGAAGAGCAAAGAAGATATGAGCTTGCAAGGGATATTTTAAGAAATTGCTATAGGATTGTGGATTTTTCTGGATCTGATCCAGCCACAGTTGATGCCACAAATGGCGGTGATCTACATGAAGTTGTTGATTATCTCTTAAAACTACAAGAAACAACAGGGAGAAAAATATGTACTGTTGTTCTGGATTGGGCAGGAATCATCGTAGAACGAGAGGCAATGTTACATAACAAGGATATTTCTCGTGTTCGCGTTTCAGAATTAACAAGCTTTGTTCAAAGAGTTAAAGATCTCATCGCTGGGCCGCTAAATTGCTCCGTGTGGGCGGTACACCAACTCGCAGGTGAAGTCTCAAACAAACCACCGCACATACCAACTCATCATTCGCAGGCACAATGGTGCAGGAGTTTCGCCAATAACGCTGTGTATGCCTTCTGTTTAGGACCACAGGACAGCGACACCCGCGTTATGACGCTGAATTGTTCAAAGTCACGTCGTTCAAGACGGATTGCACCGCGTCTGATTCAAAATAACGATGCATTGCGATTCGTCGATGTTTCGGATCAGTATGTTTTGGACAAACTCTACGGAATTCTGCGGAGAAACGTGACTCTATGATCAACACATGGTTGTTCCGCCGGTTAAAGTATCTATTCGGAGAAGTAAAAATTGCCAACGAGGACCTACCGCTCATATTTTCTGAGTATATTGAACCTACTACTGGAAAAAAGAAGATTTTTGTCGAACAACGTGGCGAGACATACTGTGTTAACTGCCCATTTTGTCAAATTGTGACAAATGGACGACCAGATACTCGCTTTCGGTTATGGATCAATCACCATTATGGTGTTGAAGATCCCTCCACTAAAAGGAAATTCTGGGGATTGGCATACTGTTACAATGAAAACTGCCTTTCCTACGAAGAATTTCGAACTGCGTTGAAGCATATCATATATGGTTTTGAAAAACCACCCACTAACTTGGACCTACAGTTCCGGTCTCGTACACTTGCCCGTACAAGATGCGAACTTCCTGCTGGACTGGTACCGATAAACAGCCTGGAGGCCAGTCATCCAGCAGCACAATATTTAATTTCTGAAAACTTTGATTTGGATTATCTGTACAACACGTTCAAAATTCAATTTGCTGCTGAACTTGATCCTCGTTTCCCTAACATGTACGGGAGGATCATTATTCCGATTTACATGAATGGGGAGTTGTATGGGTATCAGGGGAGAATCTTTGGGAAACAGGGAAATCTCAAGTATCTAACAGCTAAGGGCACCAAAGTTGGAGAAGTTTTATACGGATATGATGCATTTCCAAAAGGATTGCAGTTTGCTGTTCTATTTGAGGGGGCAAAAGATGTGTGGAGATATGGACCCGGCGCATTGGGAATGCTGGGAACGCATCTGTCCCGTAGAAAAGTGATGCATTTAAAGGAATTGGGTATCAAATATGCCATAGTTATACTGGATGGTGATATTGCAACCAACCAGCACAGTATGCATATCATAAACTCGCTCAATGCGGCACTGAACAGTTCTGGATTGAAATATTCCATCCGTATTTTACCGGATGGGAAGGACCCGGCAGACTTGGATAGGGAGAAACTATATGAGTACATCCTGGAATGTGCGTCAGGACTGGATTTCTAAGGTTGATTGGTTAGAACCAACTGCTAACGGTGTAGCAACAATCTTCGGAGATGGAGGATCTTCTTTTCAGTTTTACGGTCTTGGCGGTCTTATCCCTTGGCCAGACAATTTTTATGTTAAACAGTTATCTGAGGCGTTACAGAGGGAGCTTCTCGGCAATCCGACAGTCTCAAAACCATTATCAGAAGAAACCCTCTGTAAGGAGATGATCAAACATGTAAATGAGAGATATTTCAGGCTTCTCTATGGTTTTGCCTATCCCTATACGTATATTGCTCCGGACGGGGCAATGAATTATCAGATTATTCCAGGTCATTTCCTGCTTGATTTGCGGGAAGATCTCGGAGACGACGAGAGTAATATCTCAAACTATAGTAATGTTGTAGAGTATGGACCCAGGATCGAGAAAATACAGCCTGGTGTTCCAGTCATTTATGTTATAGGGGCTGAACCATCTTTTGTGGAATCAGTCACTGGAGTTAATTTCTCTGGTGATTTTGGAGATGCTCTTCTGAATGCTCTGGAGTCCGCGGGTGTTGACGATCAGCAGTTTTCCAACATCTACACTGCTAATTCGATTCGCATCTATCGTGCTCCAACCTCTATAAAATCAAAGCTTATCAAGGATTTTCTTCCACTGATACAGTTAGAGTTGGCAATTCTACAGCCGGACCATATCATCTGTCTTGGATCACAAGCCTTGAAGATATTTACTAGGAAATCTCAAGCTACTGTCAGCCGTACACCCGTGGAATATACGTACACTACGTGGCAGGGAGAGAAAAAAGCGATAGTACACGCTCTTCCCCTAACGGCACTGCATTCGATAAGTGAATACAAGAATTTCCAATTACTGGTGCGAAGGACTATAGATTTCATATATTATGGTAAAACCGTTCAACCATATGATGTAAAGTACTCACGGATCGACACCGCTAGTCAATTAAAACAGTATGTTAGTGACATTCTTGAAGCTGCCAAAACGAGACCGGTGCGGGTTTCTGTGGACCTAGAGTGGAATGGGATCATTCCACTGAATCATGATTCGTATATTCGAACCATTAACTTAGCTTCGAATCATACCCAGGAGCCAGCAGTCGCGGTAGCAGTTCTTACAGATCCAGGTGGAGCCTGGACATTTAGCGGAACAAAAGCCGAGATTGCAAGTATATTGCAACCTTTGTTTATCCCAGATAACAATATTCAAATCGTAGGACACAACTTTATAGCAGACATTCCCTGGCTCTTATCTCTAGGAGTTGATGTCGAACCAAAATTCTGGTTCCCAAAGGATAACGACAATAATGTAGATTTCGGGCCAAACTATCCTGGGATTTTCGATGCGATTATTGCGTATCACGCTATAGATGAGTGTGGTCAATTCGGGTTGGAACATGCAGCCAGAATATGGCTGGATTTTCCGGAGTGGTCACAGGCAGTTGATGAGGAGATGAAGAAAAATAAAGGAGCCAGGGGATATGGCTTCATCTCTGAGGAAATTCTGCTGCCTTATGCTGCTACTGATGCCTATGTTACTCTTAAATTAGCGGAGGTTCTGAGCAAAGGACTTTACAGAGATGTTTTTGGCAATAATTGCTGGGGTGCGTACTGGAGAAACTTGAAGTCGCAGCTTGGTTTTCTGGAGATGAACCTTACCGGAGTCTGCATTGACTCGCAGAGAGCGCTTCAATTAGGAGAATGCTACAACACAGTTCGAGACAGGCTTTTATCGGAATTCCGAGATGAGATTAACTGGCCCACTTTTAATTTTCAATCCTGGCCTCAATGTGTCGAATTGCTGTACGGAGAGAAGTATCATGGAAAGAGTCGGATGCGTCCGGAAGGGGCTATAAGTTTCAATCTGACGCCTATCAAAACGACAGATGATAGAGAATGGGATGCCTCGTGCATACCAGGTAAAGTATCACCATCCACGGATTTGGACACACTCAACAATCTGATAGCTCAGGACGAGCGTGTTCGTAAACTGAGAGATATTAGAGTTCTTAACCAGGTTACGAAAACAATACTACCAAACAGCAGTGCCGACGAGGAGCCAGAGGGAATCCTAGCTTATGTATGTGACGATGGAAGGATTCATCCATTTTATTCGGCTCTGAAGGAAACACGTCGATGCAGTTGCTCAAAACCAAATTTACAGAACCTACCAAACAGTGAAGAAGACAGCTATAAACAAATCCTTGGAGATTTATACATTGCACCAATCAGAAGCATGATCGTGGCTCCACCAGGCTATAGCATCGTTGAGGTAGACTATAGTGGTGCCGAATTGCTTATGATTGGGGTTGCAGCACAAGATAAGAATCTTATCAATGATTATTATCTTTCGACATTACCGGACGACGATCCGAACAAATTGGACATTCACAGCCAGATCGCAGTATTGGCTTTTAATTTGAATTGCGCTCCGAACAAGAAGGCTCTCAAGGAAGCTGGAAAGCTTTATTACAGGTTAGCAGCTAAACAGATCATATTTGGCTTAAACTACGGTCGTGGTGTTAAATCCTGTTACTTTCAGTTAATTACGGAGGGCGTCGATGTAACACAGCAAGATGTCGCTAAGATTGTTGATACCATTTATACTAGATACGATAAGATTTACCCCTTCCAGGATAGTGTTAAATTGAGGGTTCGAACTCACAGGTGGCTAGCCAACTGTTTTGGAAGCTACAGAAGATTCTTCATATCTCGTTCTAGCGATGTTATCGCCAAGAATGAACGAGAAGCAATGAATTTCGTGTGTCAAAGCGGAGTAGCGGACGCAGTAGCTATTGCAATGTACAATTTCTATAAACACCCCAGCAAAAGGAGGATCGGTTATAAGTTTATAATGCACAATCACGATGCGTTGGTATTTGTTGTTCCGGACCAGAATGTTCGACAGTTCACAGAGGAGGTTGTACGCGAATGCATGCAAGAACAAGTACAATTCAGATCGTGTAATTTAGATGGTGTTCCGTATGAGAACTCCCCCTACTACAAATTTGAGTTGGAGTGGAAGATCGGAAAACGTTGGTGTTCTGAGGATTGAAGCAAAGGAAAGGACAAAGCTATGGGTTTTCGAAGCGCGATCAGCACAACAAATCAATCTTTTTGTGGGATCAAAGATCCGAACATTTATCACTACAAACTTGCTTTCAACAAAGGAGCAGTAGTATTGAAACCACATGCTCTAATAGGAGAAGACGGTGAAATTACCCCATATATCGTTGGCGACGGGGGCAACACAGCGTTGGACTTCGGTGATTGGATCAGAGCCTACGATATAGTTCGTATCGCTACCGGTGCATCTGGAGTGAGATTCTGTGTTAAGGAAACCGAATCTCTTGCTCGCAATCCCGTTCTTACATTGAAGAATGCTATTGAAGCTGCAATAGCTGGGGGAATTGCTCCGCCATCCTGGAGGACAATTCTACCAGAAAGGGACAATAACTCTCAGATGTCATCAGAGAACTTTCGCAAAGTCTGTATGACATACGAGCCAGGATGCGGGCTTTTCCTGGCGACGATTATCAGTATCCAGGGCATGCCCTATCAGCATGCTCGAAATTTAACGCTTGTCCAGATAACTAAGGCTACTGGAGCGGCTCTGTTCCAGGCGCTGATCAACGCTGGGCAACTGCCGGATCTTGACGATCCGCGTGCTGCTATTGCAATAGTCCCAGTAACTGCCAGACGAGAAGGTATGGCGATTGTACCTAACCATTATGAGGTTTCTGTTGTGGTGAACCCGCAATGGTTGGATGCGGCGCTATACCAAGGGCATAAAAGTTACATTACAAACAACAATCTGGGATGGAGTAAATTCTTATCGATTCTTTCTGAGAAGGAGCAGATTAACTATATCCTTTCCTCCTCCATACCAGCTAGTGCTGTAGTGTATGCGTTGCAGGAGTATAAGGAACTCATCCCAGCTAGTTACTGGGAAATGGGAAAGAAGATGCTCGATCGGGAAATCAATATGATTTCGAAGACCAACGAGCCGGAGGTCGTACAACCCGAGCATCAATTTAACCAGCCCAGGTATCAGCATCCTTTTGTACAGCAACAGGATGTTCCTCAATATGGCATCTCTGGACAACCTACTCAGGTTGGCGGTATCCAGTATGGCCAATCTAATGTCGGTTCTCCCGTAAATCCTGTTCAAAATCCTCAGGAGGGATTCTTTGAGGGTTTGACAGGCAAACCGCAACCGGCACAGCCAGTCGATTCTAGCTCTAATTTGCCGGAAGCGCTTACTCCTGAACAGGTGCAGGAGCAGATTCAGAAGTTCTTAATGAATCGCGGTAGGAAATAACCGCTGACGGGCGGTTTCACGCGATACCACTATGGTATCGCGTTTCTTTTATACTACATGTGGATTTTTTGTGGAGACTAACGATGGGGAAAGAATTTGATTTTGCTTCTTTGGTGAGCGAAGTTGCAGCAAAATTCGGGAAATCAAATCTGGTGGAAAAGCCTTACGCACCGATAGCAATTAAGCTTCCAGCTTTAATTCTACGGGTGCTGTTTCAAAATGAAGGGCTTATTCTTGGTAAAATAGTACATATAGTTGGCAAGGAAGCCACTTTTAAATCAACACTAGCGCTAGAGATAACCAGGTGGCATTTGGAATACAACGGATACGGTATAACGCTGCATACAGAATCTCGTTTGAACGATACTGTGATAGATGGGGTACTAGGCACATATAAGGATAGGCATACAGCTATCATCTGCGATACGCTGGAAGAATGGCAGGCCATACTCATGGATGCGAGTAAGAAACTAGGAGAGAGTCAACAGCTTGCCTGTTTCACAGTTGATAGTGTTATGGGAGTCAGCTCTGAGAAAACTATTAGCGAGGTCACAAAAGAGGGCTTTGCCAGCGCTAAATTTGCACACGAAGCAAATTTGATTGCGAGCTACTTGAGGGTTTTCAATGCGAAGCTATACGATAGACCGCATACTGTATGCATTATAAATCACCGGAAGTTTCGTCCAAATATGAACAGCTACGGTCCGCCGGAGAAAGCCTCACTCGGTGGAAATGAGATTAAATTTTGTGCTTCGTATGAGATTGAGACGACAACTTCGGAATCAGCTAAGCAAGTGCTGGGACCAGTAACAGTGTACGATATGGGGCTGAAGCTTGATAAAAACACTTTTGGACAGGAAGGGGTCCAAATTAGGGTACCGGTAAGGTTTATCAATGCTTCGGATGGAACCCAAGTAATATTCGATTGGCATGCCGCTACGACGTACATGTTGAGCAAGGCTAACGTTGTGCGCCCTGCGCCATCGAGTACAATTTTGAAGAGATTGGGAGAAATTATCACGGTATCGGTGCGTAGGGGAGGACCAAAAGGAGATCTCTTTTATAGTGAGCAACTTGGAATTCAGCCAATAAATGCAGTCTCTGCTACAGAATTCGGAATGGCGTTAGAGGAACGCTCAGACATATTACAGGCAATATATGAATTGTTCGGTATCTTCCGACGGTATATATATAATCCTGAATTATCTTATTCAGAAAATGTGGACAAAGCTGTGGAATTCTATAAAACGGTGAAGCAACCTGAACAGAATGTCAATAAGTTAACTGAAGACGAAGAAACTAACTGAAATCAGATGTTTGGACTATGTCGGAGGAGAATGGATTCTACCAGGAGAATACACCTGGCCATGTCACGAGATGCCGTATAACGAGGATACGCCGGTACAGTTACCATGTCTAATAACGAAGAGTTGCCAAGAAGACTGGAGCTGATTGCTAATCTTATTCACCTGAAGGGTAAACCCTACAGACCTTATCAACAGTTCTATCCTCTCTTCGAAAAGCTTCAACCGTGGGTGACGGTGCTGAAGACAGGACGGCAGGTCTCGAAGACGACAAGTAGCTGTATTCAATCAATTCTGCAATGCGCTACAACTCCCAACTTCGTGACACTATATGTCATGCCGTCAGAAACACAAGCACTGAATACCAGTATCTTGTTCTGGCGGCCTATTATTCAGGACTCCCCTATATCCAAGTTGTGTAGCCTAAAGTTGGAGCAGATAAAAAAATATCAATTCGAGAACAACTCTGCTATAGTTCTCTCGTATGCGCACTTTAATGCAGAACGAGTGCGTGGTATCCCAGCAGATAAGATTCACGTGGATGAGATACAGGATATTAATGAGGAGTTCCTTCCCATAATTGAATCGTCTGCCAGTGGTTCTAAATACAGATTAATGCTATATACAGGTACACCAAAAACGCATCAGAATGTACTGCAAAGTCTGTGGAATAGATCCAGTCAGGCAGAGTGGTGTATAAAATGTGAGGCATGTAATTACTGGAACATACCAAGCATAAAACACGACATTTTGGATATGATACAGCCTGCTAATGATCGCGTCGTATCAAAGGAATATCCTGGAACGGTGTGCGCTAAATGTGGTCGGATAATTTACCCTCAGAAGGGTCAATGGGTCCATGCTTATCCTGATCGAAAGTATCTCACATGTGGATACCATTTGCCTCAAATCGTCGTAGAGCTGCATTATGCAGACCCACTGAACTGGGCGATTATTAACGCATATAAACAAGGTATAGGGCAGATGACCTATGACGACTTCCTGCGGGAAGTCCTGGGAGAACCAGCCGACCGAAGCTCCAGACTGCTATCTTATTACGATCTTGCCAAACAAGCAAAACTTGCACGGCGGGATGCGGAAGAAACCCTGTTACAGACGCTGGATTATTACAGACTGCGAGTTTTCGGAATCGACTGGGGTGGAGGAGGCAAGCGAGGTAATTACACAACAATTGCTCTAGTTTGCCTGGCTCCGGACGGGAGAATCCATGTACCCTGGGCTACTGCTCTTGCAAATCCGCATGATCATATCGGCGAGGGTAAGCAAATTGTCAAATTGGCTAAAAAATTCAAGGTACACCTTATATCACATGACTGTAGTGGTGCTGGAGCGCTGCGCGAAACCATTCTGATACAAAGCGGTTATCCGGCAGATAAGCTCATGCCATGTCGGTACGTCAGAATGAGCGAGGGAGTTACCGTTAAATACTGTCCAGCATCGCCAACAAATCCACGTCGTTTATGGAATATAGATTCTACCAGAGCTTTGCTGATGGTTGCTGGTGCAATCAAATCGGGTATGATCGAATTCTTTGCAGATGACTATAAAAGTGAAGCTGAACCAGGATTATTAAGGCACTTCTTAGCACTCGTGGAAGAAATGAGCAACGACAAGGTTGGAAAGCAGTATCGGATTGTTTGTGAGGAGGGTTTGCGCGATGAGTTTGCTCAAGCAACGATGCTTGGTTGTCTAGCAATATGGAATTCAACAGGAGCTTGGCCCAGATATGAATGAGATACCTTCTATAGTTCCAATCCATCTACGATGGGAGAAGATAAAGTACAAACGAAGGGGCAAGTCATATACTTTTTACTTCAGCCATTATTATGTGGGCGGGAAACCAACTTATCATTTTGATGAAATATACATCACTATATTACAGCGAGTTGGCATGACGGTCTCTGTCGAAATCCTGTCACATGCATGGCTGGTTGAGGAAGACTGGCTGCCGGTGGCAGAGCGGGTCCTTTGGATGCTTATGAAGGGAGCGAATTCAGCATGCTTAAACTAACTCTGGTCAGATGCCTCATGCGTGAGAACAGCAGGCACGTTGTGTTCCTGTTAGTACCAAAAGCGGTACTCCCGTATATGCCAGTTCTAAGTACTCATGGGGATGTGTTAGAGTCGGAGCGATCTAACATCGATCAGCGTGTAGGTGTGGCTGTTTTTCCAGACTCTGAACAGATGTCGCCAATTACATTGACATTTAATAACAGTACGTGTGATTGGGTTCTCAAGATACAGGGCAAATGTATTAGTATAACAATACGATCTCCTAATTTGAAAAGTATATTTTATAGCCTATTTTATTCAGAGATTTACGACAAGTACAGTAGGGGAGAGATTGACGAGACGAGCTACCGCAGGATATTAAAGGACGTGGAGGATGCTGTACTAACCTATGAACAGGAAGAACAAACGGAGAGGAGACGATAAGATGGAAAGGACGATCACTAAGACTTATGAAAAGATGGCGATGAGGACTGTCCACAAAGTTCTTAAACGTAGGGGATATGATAATCCGGAGGAACTATTTCCGACCTGGTTGGAATTCAAACGATATATGTTGGAAACCAAGCATGTTGTGGTTATGTTGCATAAGTTATCGTTAACGAACGATAACTTTATGATGGCTTTTCGTAGGTTTTCTCGTAAACATTTCAATACTATACGGGAAAGGCATTATGACTGTGAAAGCGTTGCAATGGATCTGCCCACCGTCATCGTGTTCCCGTGGAAATCCCTATTGTACTGTGCCACAGATCACATCGAAGCTCTGACATACCCCTATGCAGGACCGGAATTTGGACATGATTATTGTCTGGATCCCATTATGATCCTGGATAGCGGTAATCTTGTGGTAACAACATTTCAGAATTATCTCATGACCGCACTATGAATCAGCTAAGAGCTTCAAGCTTACCAGTAGCAGAATATCGGAAAAGTCTTAAGTTCTGCTACGAAACATGTGCCAGGTTCCTGTACAACAGGAATCTTCCGGAGCTAAAAGAAGTTCTGGTAACAGCAATCTCTGAGAAGATTTACGATAAGTTCAGGAAAAATAAAACAGAGCTGTATTTTATAACAGGACAGCTTATCACTCCAGGACAAGAATACAACACAAATGCTAGACATCTAGCCGTTTGCCTGGCAACTCTATTAGTTTGTGCTGGATATAAAACATATCGCAGTTTTGGGAGAATTTTGGGATATGAACTGAAGGATGGTTTGTGGGTGACACGAGTGATGCCACTCCTTCACGACAATCCCAATGAGCCCTTGTTAATTCGAACTACCAATGAAACAGAAATACAGGAGATTGTATATTGGGTGAAGAAATCTGGCATCTCTGTGAAGCAAGAATTATTACCAAGAGATCTAGACTATCTAACCGGTATGTACGTTACGTATATTAGGGACGATGTGCTAAGAGTATCCAAAATCGTACCCGTTAACGAACTCGAGCTAGCGAGAAGGAACAAAGAAATCCTGTATTCTCGTTTTGGTTTAAATTCGAGAAAACAGGAATATAAATGTAGGTACTGTGGCTCTGTACACAAAAGCAAACAAAGCTGGTGTCCAGAACTATCGTTTAAGCTAAGCGACGTAAGGTTTAGCTTCGAAGATTTCGTATAGTACTTCGTCAGGGGGTGAGGGGTGAACTACACTATGTAGTTCACCCCCAGATTTTTATACAAAAGGAGGATTGCTATGTTTCAATTCAGAGATCCGAGTGCGCCAGTAGTAGCCTTCTATTCACCAGGAAGGGATCTTGCACACGTTGGATTTTTCCTTCTAAATAGTGGCCTAGAAAGACTGAAGTACGGAGTAGAGCATGGGAGCAAAAATGTTCGTGACTTCATGCAACGACATAATATATCAGAGCAGGAACTCAAGGACGCGATAGACGCCTTTATAGTATCGATTGAAGAGGAGGTTAAAAATCCTAGCGATAGTATGTTATTAAAAAACTCATTCTCCATGTGCAGATACGAAGTGCGATATCTCATATACTCATCGATTGCACCATTATTTATAGCAGCCACTATAAAAGGGAAAAAGGATGTGCTAGATCACGCTGATGCAGTAGAGTATCACGGAGAAGAATTCCACCGTAAAATAACCGGGCTGGTACCCAATTGGGATATTAATAATCCCTCTGTGTTCGATATTGTGAGGGCTGTTTGTGTAAACACATGGACGCGGATGAAGGAAAAATTAAATAACTGGAGGATATGGTAACATGTCGGAAACATCACACGAAAGCTTTTTTGAGCCTCTTCTATATGAGGCGAAGAGAAGTGGGTATTTTGTATATACCCACTATAACAGAATACTAGTCATAATATATAACTTTGCGCTTAAGTTACTAGCAAGAACCTATGGAAAGGAAAAGCTTCAGAAGATTCAAAGCGTTATCAAATTTCCAGGCGAATCTAATAGTTTTGAAAAAATGGATGGAGAGGTAGAACGGATTACATATGTAGCTACAGAAGAGAAATATTCCGAGGAGGATGTGGCTGAACTTTGGGATAATAACAAAAGAGTTCCGCCAAACTTTCAAAAAAGAGACATGCGATGTCCGCCGACAACATCCCTATTCGGACGACATCCGCACGTATTATTCCTAACAGAAATCCCATACGGATCACTAACATCGAGCATCAATGATATTAAATTCTATCAACATTACAGTTCGGATGTAAAAGATCGCTACTATGCTTTTGAATCTTTTGTACCTGTGCGGACAGCTAATCCATACCTAGAGTATATTTTAGCTCGTCTGCTGTGGGGGGTGATTGTAAATACTAATATAAACAACTTGAGTCTAGATTGGTATGATACATCCTATAGGATGCATCTTGTTCCCAGGAATCTCTGCAGATCTACGGAAACATGGATACTGGCTGGTCATACTTACGGTCATCTTCTCCCGGAGAGTGATTTCTACTGGACGTTCTCCCTCTCAGAACCAATGCGTACTACAAACGGCTATTTTGGAAAAATAGCCTGGGGTTATGAGGGTCGGAGATCTTATAAAACGAAAAACTACGAGCGGATTCTGTGCGGGATCCAATTTGGAGATTACTTTTCGCACCATCTTCCATCCGTAGGTACTGCTCTCAATTATATGGACAACCAGCTTGCTTCTGGTATATTCTTGCTCAATCAGATAAGACATATGTGTGATAAATTCCTGGAAATAATGATAACTCGTCCATCAGAGGAGGATTTCGACGACCCATTGATGTTAGTAAGATTTGGGGTAAGAGATACCTCCCCTATGAATAAGTGCTATCAGTATGTGATGCAAAAGACCATTGAAGTGCTGAAAGGACTTAATCAGGATATTCACCGCAAAGCCAGGAACATGCTTCAACTGATGCATGAGGCGGCAACTGATTAGATCAGCAGAATAGCTAACACAGGATACGGAACAGCGGTGAAATATAATTATTTATAATTTTATGAAAGGGAACCGAACCATGCCTCGTGGAATAATAGACAGAACCGCATATGGAATTATTTCTAAACTGTCTCCAGGGACGCGCGTCCTGCTGATGCGCAGCCTGCACGAGGCTCAGAGAGCCGGAAAGCATTATGATATACGGCTGGGTTCACCGGAAACCAATCTCTTCAGTTGGGCTACACGGAAGGAATTTCCACAGGAACCGGGGCAAACAATAGCGTTGTACCAACAGCCGGTTCATTCGTGGAAATATCAATATTTTTCCGGTCAGATACCGCGAGGATATGGAGCAGGATATGTACATCCTGCGGAAAAATTTGATGCCATACTGCATGATGTATCTGACGACTCTCTAACGTTTTCGTTACAGACGCCCCAAGGCATACAGCGTTTTCAACTTATCAAAAAGAGACAGTCTGGATCGAAACCGGTATGGTATCTTACAAACATTACACCAACTTTAGAAGAATATCCAGAAAAACTACACTACACACCGATCACCGAAGATCAGGCAAGAAAACTAATCAATGAAATAAATAAGTCTATATCGTCTGTTCAACCAAAGCTGGATGGCGCCCTGTCTCTGATTCGCATCAAAGATAACAAAATTGAAGTATTTTCACATCGAATATCCAAGAAAACTGGACAACCGATTTTACATACAGAGCGGATATTTCCGGAGATACCAAAGGTCGAAATTCCAAAAAGTTTAGACGATACCTTATTGCTGGGAGAAATTTATGCTGTACAGAAAACCAAGGACGGGGAACGAGTCCTGCCGCCGAATGAATTGTCGGCGCTCTTGAATTCTGGACTGGCAAAGTCCCGAGAGAAGCAGAGGCAGCTCGGCATAGAGTTTCGAGTGTACGTATTCGATACCGTTAAACATGGAAAACCCGATGAAGAATGGAGTGAATGGTATCTGCGTCCATACGAGCAGCGAAGAAATTTTATAAATCAAGTGATCAAGTATTTACCAAAATATTTTCATGCTCCGATCGAAGCGAAGACACCGGAGGATGCGGAACGGTTGTTACTGGATATCAAACGACGTGTACACCCTCTAACCAGAGAAGGTGTTGTCCTATTCCCGAACGCTGGAGTACCTTTCAAATTTAAGACAACAAAAGAAAGGGATGTCTATATACGAGAGCTGACACCAGGAGAAGGTAAGTATAAAGGTAAAGCTGTTGGTGGATTCCGTTTCAGTTATGAACCGGAGGGGCAGATCGTAGGGACAGTGGGCAGTGGTTTGGATGATATGCTTCGACAGGAAATGTGGAAACGCCCGGAGGAATTTATCGGGCGAAAGGCACGAGTCAAATATCAAGAAGAACTTCCTAGTAAGAGTCTTCGTGCTCCAGTATTCCTGGGATTGCACGAAGGCTAAGCGCCAAGTAGGCGAGCACAACTAAACGTTCTGACCTTTCCCGGAAATAAGCAATAAGCTATTTCCGGGATTTTTATTTGGAGGAAAGGAGAATGAGCTTCCTTTGTCGTCCTAGATTGAATCGTACTGTAAAGCTTCAGGTATTCCGTGAGTTTGTTGCTACTCAGATACAGCATATCTTTAGACATATTTTGAATCGAATCAAAAGGAACAGCTTCCCAGAGGAACCAAACAGGTACCATTTTCGGAAACTGCCGTACTTCTGTGTGCCAGTAGGTATTGCTCCGGATCTAAATCTGTGGGAGATGCGCTGGTTTTACAGAAATCAAAATGATATCTCGATACCTAGTTGTGAATTCAATGAATCTCCGGTGGATTACAGCAACCCAAAGCTTGTTCTCATGAACTTCTATGAGGACATAATATTATATCGCCTTGATGCGAATGCACCCTATTATGTCATATTCCCATGCGTGTACTGGACTGTAACGCCAGTATCCTTTACAACGCATCGCGAAGGCAAGTATGAGGAATATGTAAAGTTGGATTCTATTGATTATGTGAGGACTGATACCATCACAAAGATAAGAACTATACAAGTACATCAATTAGGAATCATTGATATCGTGGTTACTAATCCGCACGCGGGAAAAATCGTAGATGAGGTTCGTAGCAGAATCGTAGGAGGAATGCAGTTTCGAGACAGTATTGTTATAACGCTCGACGTACAACAAATGTTTGATAAAGTCTGGAGTATGGGAAGAAGAAATCATGCAAATTCAGCCAGCAAAGAAAAATATGTTCGATCCTGGTTGGAACCGATACAGCCGACGAATCTAGAAAGTATTGAACCACTGGAAGCGACATGTATCACAATCAAACCAGGCATACAGTATCGTCTGGAAAAAATAAAAGAAACGGGATCTTCCGACTGCCCATTCTGGAAACGGGTTCTTGCAAAGATTCTGGAGAATATCGACACCAGAGGTCCAAATACTATCCCATTCTTCTGTCGCGTCGTAGAGTATATACCGGCTACGGGCATGATTCATCAAAGGGAAATTATTGCTAATGAACATACCACATTTTTGCATTTTTCAGACCCGAAACAGGCTTATTGTGCAATCACAGATTATTACAAGATCTTGCTTGCTAAAACAATTCGAGAACATGCACGCATGCGAAATTATGCAACAAAGAAGGCACGAGAACGATTTTCCGAATTTGTCCAAAGTGTTATAGACCGCATTTCGGAGATTACATGAGGAGGAAACAACTATGCGCACTACGCAACAAACCGCAGAAGACGTACTCAAAGTCTTCTACTCTACGAAGTTAGTTAACGCGTTACGATACATCAGAAATACAACGATTTGTAAACCACTCAAATTATCACGAGTGGCAAAACCCATCTATCTAACATTTCCACTGTATTTTCACGAGGAACATACACCAAATATGTTCCTAGAGGAGCTCGATCCTAGTAATACATATTTAACCGGAATGTACGAATCAGCAGTTTTTCCAGGAGACTACTTTAAATGCAAATGCATACCGTACCATATTAAGCGACCGTTTTACAACAACTATAAAGTTCTGATCGTGCCGCTGGCGTACTGGGCAGCCATCCCGATTCGAAGGGAGTACCAGGTACATTATGTCTGCCTGGCTGAAGCAGGCGCGCACATCATCGATGGATACAGTTACAGCGTAGTTACCCGCATTATGGGCGTAGTTCGTTTGCGCGATCCGATATTTTTCTTAGTGGCTCAGAAGAACAACAACGAGACAACAAGAGATTCGATGGATTTGTTATCAGTACGTGCCGAAAGCTACAGAGAAAGCTGTGAAGTGCTTAACAGAGTGCGACATCTGAAAGAACTACCAACGGTGATAGAAGATATTCCTGGGATTCTGTACAAAGTCCCGTTAAAGCAGAAAGAAGTTACTTATCTGTTTCCGGTACAACGACATATTTTTTCTAATTCAACTAAGGAAGAAAAGGATACGAGCTTTTGGCATATAGACTACTTAGCGAGGAAGTATGTCCTGAGGCACAACACATCAATCCTGCAACGAGTCGGAGGAGAATGGATTCTACCAGGAGAATACACCTGGCCATGTCACGAAATGCCGTATAACGAGGATACGCCGGTGCTGGTATTCCAGGATGCGGACGAGGCGAGTCTGGCAATAACCGACTACTTCAAAGCCGTTTTGATCAGGAGCATTAGAATGCAACAAGCTTATGAAAACATTCTACCAGATAAGGAATACTATGCCATGTGTAACATGGAAGAGTTCATCTTGAATACGTGAAACTGGATATTCGGATCAGGAGGCAGACCGATGGAAGTACCTAGCAAATACATGCTAGCTTTGAAACACATTATGCAAGACATTACCTACTTACCAAAGGCTGAGGTGGCTATACTAGGATAGGAGAGGAAGTATGTGTTTAGTCACACCAACCTGCGATAATACGACTGGGGCAGGATGCAGTTACATTAACTTATTAACCGACGTGCTTGATTTCGTTTCTGCACCAGAGTGTGCAGTGATAAGTAGCACGTCCTCGCTGGATGCCTTTTATAATCTCGGGTATGACACTACCGCGATATATACTCATTCACGCCCAGTTGTCTGCACCAGATACATGCTCGTGCTTGGGACATATTCCTGGATTCGCAGCAGCGCTGTTGGGGTATTCCGGGATGAGCTACTAATATGGCTACCGATATGGTATCTAACCTTATTCGCAACCGCTAAAGCTGCGATTAAGCATAGATTTATGGATATTAAGAGATATACATATCTGAGCAGATTCCGTACTTCCGATCAGAGGAGTAATCTGTATGTTCGAGGGAACAGCATTATATTACAGCTTCACCCTATTTGGTTACCGGTTATTACAACCACTCAATCAGAGGATAAATCTTATCCGGATAAAGTTGCCGTAGAGATTGCCGAAGGGCTATTCCTGTACCCTGACTATGGGATTATAGGCGGTCGCGTAGATGAGCCTATAACAGCAGAGAGTTATTTTCTTGGACCGTTCTATATCCGCAATCGCGTCAATATTGTGATTCGAACAGGATGTGACGATGGAAAGGGGCAACTGCACTCAGAGTTAGCGAGGATAACCAACGGTAAAACTGTGGCGAATGTTGAAAGTGAGGCTATCTGGGACGCAATCCAAGATGCTGAGAACCGATATGTTCATAATACAGTGTCGAAATTTATTATTGACGGGGATACGATCTTCATAACGTATCATCCCTCATTCAAGAGTGCGGAAAAGTCCAGTTGGCTTTACGACCACCTATGCCGACAGTTAACTGACGCTACAGAAAATAGCCGTGGGGTTGCGTATGAGCTTAATGTATTAGTATGGAATATAATCTTAGCTGGCTTTCGCTATGGGAGGTTACACTCTGATAAGAAGCGTTCACGTAAAGATCGCATGCGAGAGGTGATAACCGTTGACGATGGCCCACTAGCGATTCATACTATAGACGCTCTGCTGCGTAGATACGTCGTTCGTTCGTTGGACGAAGTCAGCCGAAGCATTCTGGTGTATAACTTATCTCTAGGGAGTCAGGAGGACATGCAAAAGATGCAGGAGGAGATTCTCAGTATTGAGTTACCAGATGCTTTTGTTAACAAGAAATTACTAATCTAGATTAAGCGGGATAACCTGCAGTAAACGATCGCGGTCCATAAGCACAAGGAGTTGGCACGGGTCTGAATAGAAACCCTTTGCTGATGAGAACTCTGAAAGACCCACAAGGCTTCCGTTGATAATAATGTTGTTATTCAAAACGGTAGGAGAGTGGAAATGACCAAGTACGAGGTAGTCGAACAGTTCTCTTCGGCTGCGGTAGCACTTGGTCATTTCCCTCATGTAAAACCTATCGATACCATAATAAGGAAGACCTGCATACGACTTGATTTGATCCCCGTGTGTTACGAGAACATTTGCATGCTGCAGTCTTATGATTGCTGAGATTTGTTTAAGGATTGCGAAAGACTTTTGCAGCTTCGGAGGCAGGAGACTTTTCGCATACTTTAGTGTAAGATAAGAGAAGTTTGACTTGTACCGTCCTTTGTATCTTGGTTTAGCCTCCGTTCTTCCGTGGTTATCCGTAGCTAGACCATAAAAACTGACAGGCCGGGCGGTGCTCTCAGCGATTTCTGTATATGCTGAACCTATTAAATGTCCAGCTAATTCCGTCTGTTCCATGACGCCAAGAGTGCCGTTCTCCAGCAATTCTGCGTGAATTTGTCCGGAGATGTAATCACCCAGACCTAAGACGTAGATCCTTACTGGATCTAATTTTTGGATATGTCGCTTTGTTGCTCTAACGAGTTGTTTGACTCTTCGAGAAGCTATCGCCGGGGAATACTCATTACTGCCATCTAGCTCAAGGTTTGATATGTTTTCACCGATATGCCAGTCACCCCAAAGGCAGAGCAGTGTCGGCATCTGTAATTACTCGCCAAAACTTGATCTGAGAAAGGAGGTATTCCATTAACAGCAGATCCTTACATGTACATAATCTCCGAGGAGGGTAGGTCGTCCGTCTTTGGAATTATAGTGTATTCACAGGAGACAAAAGCTATGGAAAAGAAGCAGAATTCGTTCCAGGATTTTGAGGCGCGGTGTCAGAAAACCTTTACACCCCTGTTTATGGTAATGCAGGAGTATAAATGGTCCGCCGGAGACAGCTTTGATTTATTTCGGATACTGGGTCTGATACTGTACGATTTGAAGTTGGAGTCGTCGTATGAGATTGACGAGTATCTGGACCTCATTTCAACGGCTTTGCAGCATCTTGTAACGTTACCGGAATTTATGGTGGCGTACATTGAAATGAGCGAAAGAATGAATCAGAGGGCAAATCAACAGAACGGGTTGGATGTCTCTGCCGTTCAGAATAACGTTACGTCTTTAGGATTTTCCTATGCGCAGGACATAAACAATAATGGATGTTCATTGCAGATAGCGCTGGGAGATGTAAGTTCGGAGCTTCCGAACGTTCGTCTCCTTTATGTGCTCACTCCAAAATACGGATATTTTGAAGAATTCTCCGGTGAGAAGAGAGTCAAGACAGAGAAAATTTATTCTTCTGGAGATGACGACTCTATTCCGGAAGATGCTGGTATCATGGTATACAAATGGACTACTTACGTACTGGAATTTCTGTATTTGGCGTTAAGAATTCAGGACGGATTGGGACAGAAACAGGAGTGATTGGCAAGGGTACTCTGGAAGAGCGAAAGGAGGAAAGTGTATGAGCGTTGTTCTTGAACGAAGAGTAGGAGAAGCATTCGTCATTAAGGTACGAAGTAAGGATGGAACCGAACAAAGTATAGTCGTTCACTTCAGAAAGATCTCACCATCAAAGGTGAATGTATGCATTTCTGTCGTACCAGAAAGTGATTCAGTACGGATACACCGTATCGAACACTTTACAGGAGAGGAATTCAAGACCTATCTTGAACTCATCGAAAAACCCATGCACAAATATCGAAACATTCTGAACATGTGTGAGTACAATAAGCAACTTAACAAGCTACAGGATGTCCTTGCGGATTGCTTGACAGAGGAACAACTGATGGAACTGAACATGTAACATAGTTCAGTTTTGAGTTGCCATAACACTCTGTACGGTTAAAAAAGGGCAGGATCTCTTATTTGAGATCCTGCCCTTTTTTTGTTTTGTTTACATCGGCTGCTCTCGAAACTTCAGTTACCACAGTTTGCACAGGCCAGAAAAAGTGGAAGTCAATACTGTGGTGCAGTTGAGGCTCAAAACAGGAATTTTTTTCACGTCTTGAAATGATGCTGGGGAGCTTGCCCTGGGGACTTAGTAAGCTGATCGAAGATCACATTACTGAGTCCCGTTGGCAGTTTCCCCTGCTTCATCGTTGGAAGTTCTTCTCCCGACGAAAAAAATAAACAATGGACCCCCGCAGGGGTTTTTAAGTTTTTCTACTCTCCAGGATGGAGCATTCTCCACGGATGGAGAATGGATAGTAGAAAAACGTTCGGTTGGGGGGTAGTCTATAAATTATATACATGGATGTATAATACATGGATGTATTAGTACATGGATGTACTTTATAGACGGAGGGGGGAAGGAGAACCCCTTTTCCGGCAAAAATCGTGGTTTCGTTGCCCGTTCATGCCCCGTTTCTTGCTCGTTCGTTTCTTCCGACCGTCTGTCTCCGTTTGTGGGATACTGTTTCCTTCGCGTAAAATCGTTCCTGTTGCGTTTCTTTTGATTGTGTGTGTCCTTGGTCATTTTGGTTGGTTGGATCGCGTTATACGCGAAATTATGCGATTTCGCAATTTCTCGGTCTGGAGGTCCGAAAGATGAGTGTTTCTTCGAAAACCATAGCTGTTGTTGCTTCCGACTGTCATATCCGATCAGGAATGAGATTGTTCCCTAACAGTGCTGAGCCTTCCGGTGATATACTCGTGTCATTCAGACAGATCACTGACGTGCTAAATGCCCTATCTGACACTCCGTTGATACTGGCGGGAGATGTCTTCGACACGAAGACATGTACGGCTTCGATGATTGATACGTTTCGGCGGGTTATGGCGGAGTTAGAGGGAATTTTGTCACCCCTCTGCCCGTTGTACTTCATACAGGGTCAGCACGATGCCACAGTTCCGCCGTGGCTTGAATTGTTGAGTCCCGACACAGTGCATATGCACGATAAGCGGATCAACATTTCAGGAGTTGATTTTGTTGGAGTTGACTTCTGTTACCGACTATCCGATTTGCGGGGTTATCTGGAAAAGTATAGGCATGATTCTCCCTACGTCTTGGTAACCCACTTTCCTTACTCGTTCGTGGCCGAGGCTTACGATATGTTGTCGGAATACGACAACCTGCTCGCTGTGCTGTCCGGAGATAATCATGTGCCTTTTTATATGAAACTGAAGAATGGCACTCCGTTTTATTCTGTGGGTGCTATGTGCCCCAACAGGATTAGTGATACCAATAAGTTTTCCTATCTGATGGTACAATTAAAGGGTAGCAACGATCTTGTTATCGAACCCGTCTCTTTGATTACCCGTCCGGTCTTCGGAGAAGATGTTTTTTCTAGCGCACATGTGGATGCGTTACTGGAACAGGTGAAAGTTTGGATGGATGTCTGCCCATACGATGAGATTCGGCGACCTGTAGTGGTAATCTACACAAATGATACTAAATTAATAACGTATGCTAACTACCTACTTTCTGAGCATTGTTATCTGTTTATTAGAACTCATTCTCGCAAGGAGCAGGAAGTTGCTGATCCTGTTGTTCCAGATCAGGGTTTCATCGAACTGAAGGATATGTTTAAGAGGTACATCACTGAAAAGTTTGGGGAGGAGTTCAACGAAGTCGCTGGAAATTTATTTGAGGCATGTCGATCAAATCGAGATGCCAGGACAGGATATTTGAAAAAAGTTGTGGACATTCTGTGGCAGTTGTTTGAGGAGGCAAAAAATGCAGGTGACCGGGATAGCCATAAATGGAGTGACGCGCTTTGATTCGTTTTCGTGTAGTTTCTCACCCGGATTGAATATCATCACTGGTCCTAACGGTTCTGGGAAGACGTCTATCCTTGACGCGATTTATTACGGGTTGTACTCTCAGATCAGAGATCGCAATCTCTTCTTAAATGTCTCTTCTGATAATGGTAAGATTTCTGTATCCTTTATCTGCGGTGGTCAGAACTACATTATCGAGAAGGAGTTCAGCAGAAAGAATATTACAAGAGCTTATCTGTACCGTATTAACGAGGATGGTTCAAAGGAGACTGTAGCGTGTGGTACAAATCAGATTAAGGCATGGGTTGAAGATGTTATTGGAAGTGAAGACACAACCAAATGGTACCTATCGCAGGGGGAGATTGACAGATTTGCTCTTACTGTTTTTGAGAAGGATGCCATTTCTCTTGGTAGGATGCTTGGTCTCGGTCGTTTGGACATGCTGGCGTCTGATTTTAACGACACGCTGAACGATACTCTCTCCTATTCTCAGGCAGACCATATAAATGTCTCGTCGTTGTATAAATCTGCTGAAGCGCTTCAGGCAAAGGCTCTACAGGAACTAGAGCGAATTGATGCTAACCTGTTCACTCTTGGCATTTCGCCTGGCGATACGGCAGCTCTGATTAGTGCCAGATTTGAGCTGGAGAAGCGCCAGGAGCTTCTTAAAGCTGTTTTGGACGCCTTCGTAGTGAAGAATCAGCTGGCAGCGTCAGAATCGGAGGTCAAACGTTTAACGTCTGAGATTCAGCAATTGGATAAAGACATATCTCAGACCATAGCTAATCTTTACGCTGTTTACGCTTCCTGCAAAGATCGTCTGACCGATCTCCTTCCAGGTCTTCCAGAGATTACTTTTGTTCCTGGCACTGTTGTCAGTGCGGCTAATAATCTGTATGATGCGCTGACTCAATTACCCTTCAGTGCAGCTCGTGCTAGAAAACAGCAGCTTGAGCAGCTTCAGAAGAGTTATTTTGCCGAAGGGCATAACTTTACTTTTCTATTCAAGTCCAGGCCATCTCCGGTCAAACGTCGGCTGGAGGCCGTAAAACAGAGACTCACCGAGGTTTCTCTGGAACTCGATACCTGTAGAAAGATTCTTCCAGAATCCCTACTCAACTGTAAAGAATGTCCAACGTGTCACAGACCTTTAGATGACGTTGATTTTCAGCAGGTAAGGCAACGGATTGTCGAACTAAAACGCATGCTGAACGAACTTTCTGACACCGTTAAGGAGCTGGAGAGTCAGCAGAGTGCTCGCCAGCAATTACGAAGCCGAGCACGACAGGCTCTTGCTAAAATCAGAACTCTTCGAGGTCAGATGGCAGGTCTTCTTCAGCATGCTATGGACGGTCAACTACTCCTTAAGGAGGAGGAAGTAACCTCCTCTTATCTCCCCACGCTTCGTGCGGCGCTTAAGAAGTATCAGGATCTCGTTGCCCAGAGATTAACTCTGGAGTCTCAACTACAGTCTTTTAATAAACAGAAGGAGTCACTCACACAGAGATTACATAGTTTCGATGAAACTGTTATCGCAGCTCTCGATTCATTTTCTGATCTCAAGCAGGTTCAGAACGAACTGGAGGCAGTACAATCCAGAATATCTGTCCTTACTTCTGCAAAAGAAGGTAGGGAACGTCTGTGTAGGGAAATCGAGCTGACAACTCAACAACTTCTCGATCTCCGTCGATCTGTTGAAAAGTATGAAAGATTGCAAGAGTTTCATCCAAAAGCCCGTAAATTTGTTAATGTGTATTTTATTCAAGCTGCTGAGTCTGTAATTCGACAGTATATCCACGCCGTACTGCTACCGGAAATTAACAGGCTTTGTGGTAAATTGGATCTACCCTTCTCTGTCGATGCCATACAGGATGGTGACAGGACCGTTTTTCTGGCTAATACACAGTATGGTAAAATTCCAATCTCTAGGCTATCATACGGTCAAAGAACAATGTTATCTGTAATTACGGCTTTTGTGTTCTATCTTAATAGCGGTGGAAACGGGATTCTGCTGGCGGATGAACCTACGGCTGGGTTGGACAGCAAGAATGTTAATATGCTGTTGAGCTTGTTTGATCTGTTACATGAATTTTCCTGTAACAAGCGTGTTCAGTGCATCTTTACATCGCACGAACACAGCTTGTACTCCAGCGCCACTTTTAACTTAGTGGATCTGGCAGGAACTGTTAGATAGGAGAACTCTCATGTTAATTCAAAAGGACTTGGTTGTATTGGATGTTTTGGCCGTAAACAACGCGACTTATGGTCATTCCGATTTGGATAAGGCCCTGGCTTCAGATGGAGAGAATCTTCCACCCACAAACAGATGTTTGGAACTGGTTTATGGAATACTTCCTGCTAATGGAACAGCGCTACAATCGTTGCGTCAGGTGAGGGTCCATCCGGCTGATTTGATAGGCGACCCGGAAAAGGAGTCTTTTAAACTTTTGGATCTCTGGGATAGTTTGACGCCTCCTCCGTCACGGGCATTAGTTGATTGGAAGACTTCCGAACGTTACCACACGCCTACCCAGGTAGTATCCATACTGCATGATATTGCCGAGCACTTTAATTCTGGAAAATGGTTGCTTGGTCTGAATCTATACGAGTACGTACTACCTAATATACGTCGGTTGCTTCACATTCTGCGCTTAAAGTGCGGATCAGATGTCTCTATACCCCATTCGTTAATTTGTGCTTTTTCCCAGGACGGTACTCGGAGAGATGTAGATTTGATGCTTCTGCTCAATGAGTTGTTATATAAGGATCTTACTGCCGATGCATTAACCCACTGTCGTTCTTACTATCAGGTGACTTTCCCGATAACCAGATACACTAAAGGTTATAGTTTGCCGGATGTTGGTAGTAAATTGTTGCAACGGCAGATACCCCCATTGTCCGAACTCTCTTCTATCGAAAAGTTGAATATGATCGTGGAAGTTTATTCTAAAATCGTTCGTAGGATTGAGGAGTTCGGGGTTTTTCCGTCACTCGCACAGGATCTTTGATCACTGGAGGTATAGATATGCCTGTAATTCTCGGAGTTGATCCTGGTGTTAACGGGGCGATAGCTTACTTATTTTACCCAAACAGAGAAATCCGGTTACTGGATATTCCCAGTATTGCTATTAAGAAATCGGGTAGGTCCCGAAAGATTTCCAAGATCGACGTTCGTTCTCTGGTTCAAAGTCTAGCTTTTCTTAAGAAAACAGATACTCGTATTGCGTATATAGAGGATGTGCATTCGATGCCGAAACAGGGTGTTTCCAGTTCATTTACTTTTGGAGAAACGAAAGGGATTCTAATAGGTGTATTAGCTGCACTCGGTTGTTCTTATCGTTTAGTATCTCCGAATATATGGAAAAAGCACTTTGCTTTGTCGTCTGACAAGAAGGATGTTCTTTTCCGAGCTAGGAGTTTGTATCCAGACTTGAACATTACCAGACCGGACCAAGCAGAAGCTATCTTTATATTGGAGTATGGGATACAACAGTCGCTAAAGGAGAATCCTTCGATGTTACTACCCTATCAGGGGCGGGAATAGACTATAATTTACTGATAATTTTCAAGCCTTCTGTATTTACAAGCCTCGATCTCAGGTATGTCGTCAGTATCGGCGCTGGTTAATGCCCCATTACCGCCTAATGTCGCAGAGATGACGCAGGAGGTTCTGCCGCAAACTCCTGCGGCTGGGCCTCCTGCTCCTCCGCCAGCGGAAACTACTGTACTGCAGGTCTTGTCCGCTGCTGCTAGTACCGCCTTTCAGCAGACTCTTCTATCAAAGGGCTATCTTTCTTCTCTGCATATTAAAGACAAGCCATTGCCCGACGCTATCATGAATATTCGGAATCAGAGGGCTATTTATAATATATTGTTTTCTGGGATTGATACGAACCCTATCGTTAGTATGGTGGACGCCGCGTTATACGCGGTTGGGGTGTCGCCTAAAGAAGTTCCTATTTCAGAAAAACTTGACATCTTTCTGAAATCTTTTCCTGCTTTCTCTGGGATAGCTTATTTTATTCTTGGCTCGGATACATATGATTCTCTCTTTGGACAAGCTGGCTCTCCGATGCTGATGGCGAAGGCCATATTAGAGGCATACGGACCGCATCGTATTGATGGTCCTAGCGCTGTGAATATGGCGCAGTCTCTGTATATGGCTTTTAAGATGAATCCTACATTAACGAAGGGCTTTCATGATCAGGATTTGGCAAAGATTCTGAAGCATGCTGTATCTAATGGCTTACTGACTCCTACAACGGATGGGAACGTATTCGTTCGTCAGGCTCTAAATATTTTGCCTGTATATGCTTCGGTCCGTGATGCCCTATCCAAAGAATTAGCTCGAACACCGACCACGGAAGAATTGGAACAAGCCTTTCCTATAGTATTGCAGAGTTATTCTGGAATACCTTTTAAGCAGTTGGCGCATTATATCCGGCGAGATAACTATATTAAAAGTTTGGCGCCTCATGGTTTGTTCCAGGCTGGTGTGGCAGCGGCTGGGGTGCAAGTTCCTATAGCACCGGAAATTTACACTAAAGACGATATTACACTGCGCAATAACATAGCGGATAGCCCTATTGGGAACATGGTTGGAGCAACAGTTCGGGCTGTCCAGGTGTATGGTAAGCGGGGTCCACTTGGAAAGTTCTATGAGGACATAGTGAGTGGCAATATGCCTGTCATGCTTCCGAGCCAGTGGATCTCTCTAGCTGTTAGGTCGGGCGTACCAGCTCCGGTTGCAGTATCGTTGCTGCACCAACACGAGCGAAATAAATCTTTTCTTACTCCTGACATCGTACAATCTCTACGAGCTGCACAATTTAAGTACGATATTGCTCCAGTCTTGGATCAAATTAACATGATGTATAGCGATCCGGAATTAAGGGCGGGAGCCGTTGCGGAATATGCCAGAAAACTTGGGTACAAATCCGTTGGATTAGTGGACCCAGGATCTTATATGTTATTTTTGCACTCAAATCATATCCATAGCGGCATCAAAAAGGTATTAGATCGTGCTAATACCTATGCTGCGTTAGAAGAGGCCAGTGCCCATAGGTACAATCTTCCGATTTTGCGGTCTGTGACACAGCATCTATCGGAAGTAGGATCAGCCAGGGCTTCTGGCCAGCCGGTGCCTCTTAACCTCGCTAAAGCGGTAGGCGCGGTTTATGTTGGACCGCGACAGGAAGAGAACGTTATAACTCTGCCGACAGAAATTTCTGGAATCCCTGGAACTTCTGGAATCTCTGGAATTTAAAATCGGAGTCTTATATGGGAAAAGTTAAGAAATTTCTTGACATCGAATTTTGGGCTGAGAACGGTATCGTATATTTAAGCTGTGATAAAGCTGCTGAGGGTAAAGATTATGCTTCAATGACGGATGACGAACGTCTTCGCGTTCTTAAGGGCTTACCACCGTCCACTTTTATTAAGCGTGCTATTGTATTAGGAATAGCATTTCTTCGTGGGCAGGGAGTATGTGTTGCATCAGAACGAGCAGTGCGTAAATTTCTGGAAGATGCTCACTCTGTGTATCAGGAAGCTAAAAAACAGGGAGCTGTCGATTCTGTTAAAGTGGACGAGTACAAATTGCGTCATAAAATTTATAAGAAACCGCAGATAATTGTACCGGGACTGGTTACACCTAACGGATCTAGTAATAGCCTAGAAACGAAATTAAATAATATTGATTATCGTAAAGCTCTCCTCGAGGGCTTTGAAGAGACAGGGTGAGATAAATGACACATCCATTGTTAATTAAGAAAGCGCAGAGTCCAGCGACGTATGTGCTGCTGGCTGCACCTGTTGCAACATCTTTGGCCAGTCTATCGGCCTCTGGCTACACTACGTGGTTGAAACTCGTGCGAGGTCTTGGAAGCGCTGGCTACAAGTTGGGCATAGAGCCTTTTGTGGAACAGATTCCGGGACAAGAACCGATTGATGCTATCATCGCTCGGCATGTGATAACACTGGATGCCAATCAATTGCGTGATCTACAAGTAGAATTGGTGTCTAGGTATTTGCAGGAAAATGCTGAGAGGAGTCGTAAGAAGAGAGGAAGAGATGTCATATAGGTGCGCAAAATATGTAGGCGAACAGTCGGAGTGGCATCCTGGTCCTTTGACCTGGCCTGGGCGTGAGTTTCCCTATCTTGGAGAATTTAATGGGATATATGACGACTTGATGGATTTTGTACCCTTCGTGTTTTTCAAGTCGCGCCTGTTTAATTTGTCTGATGAAGCAGATACGGAATATTACACTTGGGTAAAGGACAGGATAGTAAATGGTTGGTTTTTGCAATAC